CTCAGTACACACGACAGCCGAGGAAATTCCTTACGATCCGACTCTGCCGCTACTGCTCGGGGTGGACTTTGGGCGCACTCCAGCGGCGGCGATTGTGCAGTTTATTCCTCAGTGGGGCCGGTTCGTGTGCATCGACGAGTTCGTGACGACCAACATGAGTCAGGCGGTTTTTGGCCCCGAGCTCAAGCGCTACATCCAGACCAATTACCACGGCGCAAAGGTGCGCGGCTGGTCTGACCCGGCTGGTGACGGCAAAGGGCAGGCGACTGAGGACACGCCACGGCAGATCCTAGAGGCCAGCGGTTTTGATGTGCAGTCAGCTCCCTCGAACATCCCAGTGCTGCGACGTGCTGCGGTAGCTAATCCTTGCCGGCGACTTTGCGGTGATGGTCGTCCAGCGTTCTTGATTTCGCCGAAGGCCAAGCTGATCCGCAAGGGACTAGCAGGTGGGTTCCAGTTTCGTCGGCTCAAGGTGGCGGGTGATGAGCGCTACACCGACGAGCCTGACAAAAATATGTATTCGCATCCGGTCGAGGCGCTCGAGTATGTGATGCTGGGCGAAGGCGAGGGGGATTCTGCCTTACTTCCCACTGACTACGACGAGGACGAACCGCTGCAAGAGTTCGCAATTATGGACTGAGCAAAGGTTTGCCTTGATTAGTGCAGCCGGTCGTCCACCTTTGCTACGTGGGTGCCAGACTTTTCAGTGAACTGAGCGACAAATCCTCGATCCTTGAAGCCGCAAATGACGTGGCGGAATGGGGATACCCTCGTCCAGTTCAGCAGGTAGAGATCGACCAAGCGGATTGGTTTCGTTACGGCGAGGACGTTGTGTTTTGGTTTGAGCATTTGGCGACAGTGACTACTTGGTTTGTTCATCTGGCAATCTCGCCTGAAGGTCGCAAGCGTGCAGGTTTGTACATGGGAGCTCGTCGGTGGTTGCGGTTCGTTTACGCATACGCCAAAGATCAAGGTGCCAAAGAACTCGGCTTTGCTCGGTGCGCTGGTGCTGAAGCTACGGAATCACATTTACGTCGCCTGGGCTGGGCTGACACGGACTACGGTCTAGCAAGGGAGCTTTAATGGGTGGATTGCTTGAAGCTGCGATCATCGCTGGTACGACGGCTGGCACTGCGGCACCTCCTGCTGGCGTAGGTGCCGGCGTTGGTGCAGGTGCGGCGGGTGCAGGTGCAGCCGGTGGCGCAGGCGCAATCGGTGGCGCAGGCGCAATCGGTGGCGCAGGCGCAATCCCTACTTCGCTTGTTGCGCCTGGTTCGCTGGGCGCGATTACAAGTTCAGTTGCGCCAGCAAAAGCTATAGGTTTAGCGGGTCTAGCAAAAGCAGTAGCGCCAGCAGTAATAGGAGCAGGGTTATCGAGTGGATTGTCGGCAGGGCTGGCTCCAAGCGTAAAGTCTCCCCAGATGCCCGGAGAGACAAACGCTGACGCAGCGGCAGCTCGTCGTAGAGAACGACAACGAGCGCCACGAGGAATTGCATCAAATATGCTTTCGGGTGGCAGTTCAAAATCTGGCGGAGTGGGTAAGCGAAGTCTGGGCGGTGCATATTGACAGATACGGCAGACTCAATTCTTGAACGGTTTGCGGTATGCAAGACGAATCGGAGCAACTTCGACTCGACTTGGCAAGATGTCGCTGAGCTTATGAACCCGCACGGCGGCGACTTCAACACGAAGCGTAGTCCCGGCGAAAAGCGTTCTGACAAGGTATTTGACCAGACAGCAGTCCAGTCGCTTGAGAAGTTCACGGCGGCGATGGAGGCGTTCAACACGCCCCGCACGCAACGCTGGAGCCATTTACGCGCATCGGACGATGATCTGAACAAGATCCACGCCGTTCGAGAATGGTTTGAAGAAGCCGAGTCTCTTCTCTACAAGATGCGAAACAATCCGCGAGCTCGCTTCTACGGACAGACTTATGAGGTCTACAAGTCGCTTGGATTGACCGGCAACGGTTGCATGTTCGTCGATGAGGCTCCGAAAGGTGGCATTCGTTACCGCGCGACTCATGTCGGCCAGACGTGGATCGAGACGAGCTTTGAGGGCGTCGTTGATACGATCTATTACGAGTACGAGCTCACGGCAAAGGCTGCAATTCAGAAATGGGGCGAAGACGCTCCCGAATCTGCACGCACAAATGCAAGTGCGGCTCCTCTACAGCTAAGCAAGTACGTCCATTGTGTACGGCCAAACACGAACAAAGATCGTGAAAGCAAAGGCCCCGAGTCGATGGAGTTCGAGGCTTTCGACATCTCGGCAACAGATCGCAAGATCATTGGCAAACCCAGCGGCTACCACGAAATGCCGTATATGTGGACTCGCTACACGGTGAGCCCGAGCGAGATCTACGGTCGTGGCCCTGGCATGATGGTGCTGCCCGACGTGCAGACGTTGCAGGAGATGCAGAAAACGTTTCTTCGCGCTGGTCACAAGGTGGCTGATCCGCCGCTTTTGGTGGCTGACGACAAGAAACTCGGACGTGGTTCCCGCAAGATTCGCATTGCTCCTGGCGGTATTAATATCGGTGGAGTTGATAAGAACGGTCGGCCAACGATCATGCCTTTGCAGACCGGCGCTCGTATTGACATGACCGAGGGGATGATGGAGACGTTACGGGACAACATTCGCGAGGCGTTTCTCGTCAACCATTTCGACATACTCGTCCGCGACCGTGTTCAGATGACGGCAACCGAGACGCTCGAGCGAGCTAAGGAAAAGGGGCAGCTTCTTACGCCTGTCATTGGCCGACAGCAGTCTGAGTTTTTGGGTCCGATGATTGAACGGGAAATTTCGATTGCTCAACGGCAGGGACTTCTTCCGCCTGTGCCGCCCGAGCTCGCAGAGGCCAGCGGTGAATACGAGATCGAATACGAAACTGATGCGACTCGAATGCAGCGCACAGACGAGATTTCGGCCTTTATGAAATTGCAGGACGTAATGGGTGCGTTTATCCAAACTGATCCAAGTCTTTTGCAGAAGATCGACGCCGAGCAGGCAATGGAGCACTACGGACAGGATCTAGGCGTTCCGCAAAAGCTATTCCGCAGCGAGGACGCGATGGACGCAATCCACGAGCAGCAGCAGCAAGCCGCGCAGGCTGAGCAGATAGCTAAGCAGGGTCCAGGCATTGCTAAAACTGTGCAAGGTCTATCGGCGGTGGGCGCAGCTTGAGAAAGTCTGGGACGTTGATCGAGCGCGTCAAAAGCTATTTGTCGCGCAACCCCTACAACGCATGGCGTGGGGTTCAGGAATGGAAACGAACACCCAACTCGGCTGCTGCGTGGGCTTTCTTCGCTGACTTCTGCGGAGTGTTTGAAGTGAGCGACGAGACAGATTCGCTTGAGCTAGCAAGGGCTGAGGGGCGTCGAGAGGCGTTCTTTGCCATGTACGATCTAGGAACGATGGAAGGTGAAGATGTCTTTGCCATCCAAGAGAGAGCACTAACTGAAGGGGGAGAGTGATGAGTGAAGAGGTAGCCGCACCAGCGGCACCGATTGAGGCAGCACCGGCAGTAGCATCGGCTTCGGATGTACTTGCAGCGGAACCAGCGGCGGCAGATTCGGGTGGAATGGATACGGCAGCAACGCCGGCAGCAGACGCGCCGTCTTCCTGGTCTACTGGCCTGAGCGAAGACGAAATCGGATTCATTAGTAACAAGGGTTGGGACAAGTCCGAAAACCCTGTGTCTGAAATGCTCAAAAGCTATCAGAACGGCGAGCGTCTTCGTGGCGTGAAAGCCGATCAACTTGTTCGCATTCCAGAACTAGGGAATGAAGAGCAGGCAGCAGAGTTTCGTGCGCGCATGGGCGTGCCGGAGGCTCCTGACGGGTATGAGTCTCCTTCGCTTGAAGTGCAGGGTCAGCCTTTTGACTCTTCGCTGTTTGCGGCAGGGCATCACGAGGCAGGGCTTACCCCGGCACAGCACGAGGCTGTCTCGCGCGCTAATGCTGCGGTGCTCGAGAATGCAATCAAGGTAGAATTTGACGCAAAAAACGCGAAGAACTCAGCCGAGAAGATTGAGCTCGACAATGAGTGGGGGCCGGTGCTTGAAGAGAATCAGCTCGCCGCTCGTAGGGGATTCGAGACTCTTAAGTTTGCGCCTGAAGTAATTGACGCGCTTGAGAATGCAATCGGATACAAAGAAACTATGAAGCTCGGTGCGCTTGTGGGTCGAATGAGCGGAGAGCACAAGCGAGGCGACGACAAGAGTGACAACGGCAACGCGCTTGCGTTTGGTCTTACACCTGATGCCGCAAAGCAACAGATTGCGCTGAAGGGTGGCGAACTTATGGCTGCGGCAAACAAGGGCGACAAATCCGCAGCAGCAGAACTCAAGCGACTCAATACAATCGCGTACCATAGCTGAAGAAGATTTGGCTTGAACAAGCCTGAGAATGGTTCACATTTTCAGGTGAATAGCTGACAACCCACTTTGTGCAGTGGATTCGCGGATAACTCGCAAGCCGAGCCCGTGATGATAAAGCACCAAGGGCCAGCGAATCAGTTTGAATGATTCGGCCCCGCCTCGTAGGCGGACAAGCCAACAAGTAACGGCTTATCAATCTTTTACTACGAGGTGAACCCAAATGGGTGATGAAATTACAGTTGGTCATAGCGAGGAATACTCCTCCAATGTGAACCTTCTCGCGCAGCAAATGGACTCCCGCTTTCGCGGTGCGGTCACGGTAAACAATGTCACGGGCAAGGGTGCCCAAATGATGAATCAGGTTGGCTCGGTTCGTGCTCAGAAGAGGACGAGTCGAAACGCTGATACTCCCCTGATTCCTGTCCCGCACGATGCTCGATGGGTCATTCCAGCAGACTACGAGTGGGCAGATCTCATCGACTATCAGGACGACATCGGCGTTCGCTCGATTGTTTCGTTCGAGAGCTCGTATGTGCAGGCTGGAGCTGCCGCTTCTAACCGGGCTATTGATGACGAGATCATGGCAGCGATTTTCTCGGAGACGACGAAGACCGGCGAAGGTGGTGACACGACGACCGACTGGGCGACGTTCGTTGCAGCTACGACCCAAAACAAGGTTGCGGCTTCCGGTGCGGGGCTGAATGCCGCAAAGATCAAGGCCGGTCTGAAGGCGCTTCGTTCTCACAATGTCGATTTGACAAGTGAGCCGGTTTTCTGCGCGATTACTTCTGAGCAGATTGAAGATCTTCAACTTGAAGATCAGTACATCAACTACGACTTCTCGGACGAGCGAGCGCTTAACGGCTCCGCTGGGACGATCAAGCCGTTCCTCGGTGTGCGTTTCATCCACTACGAAGACGTTACGAAGACTGGTTCGACATGGCGCGTGCCCATGTGGGTTCCGTCTGGCGTTGGCCTTGGAATCTTTAGCGACATCAAGGGCCGAGTCTCCGAGCGCAACGACAAGTCTTACGCCAAGCAGGTTTATACCTGCACCACGATCGGCGCGACTCGTCTCGAAGAGAACAAGATCGTCGAAATTGAGTGCGTGTAGGCACTAGCTAGTTGGTAACGGGACGGTCTTATCGGAGTCGTTAAGGCCGTCCCTGTTGCACACCAAGCGATGCGGGGACGTATCGCAGGAGAACATGAAAAATGGCTAATCATTATTCGACGCTTTTCGCGACGGAAGCAGACCAGAACACGCTCGTTGCAAACAAGATCAACCCGGTTGGTGAAGCTGGTGGACGACTGCGTTATAAGCGCATGTACATCAACACCGATCAGATTTTTGACACCAACGAAGTGATTCGGATGGGGACGTTCAAGTCGAGCGATCGCATCTTTGAACTCACGATCTCCTGCCCCGACATGGGTACAACAGGTGATTTTGATATCGGCCTTTACCTTACGGGGACGGCACATGATGGAGTTGTAGTCGATGACAACCTGTTCTGTGATGCGCTTGATGTGAACGCTGCGGCGCTTTCGCGTGTCGAGGCTTTTACTGAGGCGGCGCTCGATGACTTCGACCGTGGCAAGATGATTTGGCAATTGCTTGGGCTTGCGTCTGATCCGGGGACGTTTTACGACCTCACGATCTCGGCAGTCGAAGCGACGACCAGCACGAGCGCAGAAGTGCTTCTCGAGTGCTTTTACAACGCTGGTGACTGATTACGGTTTGCCGCATCTCCCCTGATTCGGCTCTCGAAGGTCGGGGCACTGTCATAGCGATGGTGTCCCGGCTGAGTCGGAGGAAATTGAAAACATGGCATCAGTCGTAGAGATCGCAAACCAGGCGCTATTGCGCGTCGGTGATGAACCGATTATCTCGCTAGGTGATGCCAACGAACGAGGCCGTGCGGTGAACGCTTCATGGCCGTTTGTGCGTCGAGAGGTGCTGCGCGCTCATCCTTGGAATATCGCGGTAGTGCGAACAAAACTGGCCGCGTTGTCGGATGCTCCTAGTTGGGGCTTCGCTACGGCTTACGAGATTCCCGCTGACTCGCTGCAAGTGCTCGAGGTAGACACAGCTCAAGACTGGCGTGTTGAGGGTCGAGAGATCCGCACAGACGCGACGGGTGAGCTTTCGATTCGGTACACAAAGGACGAAACTGATTCAGAGGTTTACGACGGCATCCTCACCGAGTGCATGGTGATACGCCTTGCCGCTGAGATTGCTGAGCGGCTGACAAACTCCAGATCGAAGCGTGAGCTCTTACTTGCTGAGTACGAGGACAAGATCCAGGAAGCTAGAAGGTCAGACGGCGAAGAGGGATCTCCGTCAGAGTTTGAAGAAGACGCTTGGGTCACGGTGCGCCACTAGTGAAGTCTTCGCTTGTTCAATACGCATTTAACGGCGGGCAGCTCGGGCCTCGATTGCAGGGACGTTCCGACCTTGCTCGGTATCAGACCGGCTGCAACAAGCTCCAGAACTTCATCCCGACATACCAAGGCCCAGCGATCAAGCGCAGTGGTTTCCGGCATGTGAAGCCGGTGAAGGACTCAAGCAAGAAGACGCGGATCATTCCGTTTGAATTTTCGCGCGAGCAGGCTTACATCATGGAGATCGGCGAGGGGTATCTTCGGGTCTACAAGGACTCTGGAACCGTACTCGAAGCCGCTCAGAGTTTCACGGGTTCGCCCACTGCGGCTAACCCAGTGGTCTGCGCTGACACGAGTCACCCATTTGCAAACGGCGATCAGGTCTTTATCACGGGTTCCGCAATGACGGAGCTCAATGACCGCTACTTTACTGTAGCTAACCAAGCCACCAACACTTATGAGTTGTCTGGCGAAGACGGCACAGGGCGAGCTACGGGCGCTGGTGGCACTGCTGCGCGCGTCTACGAAATCACTGACGGCGTGGCGTCGAACTCGCTGCCGTGGCTTGAGGCTGAACTAGACGAGATCTCATTCGTGCAGTCGGCTGATGTGGTCTACTTGGCGCACGGGAACCATCCGCCGCACAAGATTTCTCGCACTTCAGATATTGAATGGACTTCGGAAGCGATTGATTTTGATTGGCCTCCGTTCCGCGAAGAAAATCTCGACGACGATCAGACGATGATTATTAGCGAAAACACTGGATCTAGTCGCACAATCACAGCGACGGGTGCGGGTTCGATATTCGTTAGTGGAATGGTTGGTAGCTACGTTCGTATTAGCCATTTGGTAGAAGCCGATCTGCCTAAATGGAAGGCTAACGTCAACGTCGCCGGAGGCATTGAGCCTCGAGTTGGCACTGCCAACGTAGGAGTTCAGGCTTACTACGAGGGTCGGGTGTACTCGCTAACTGGTATTCCCACTACGGCGTCTGGCAACGAGCCTCCTTCTCACGAAAAGTCGGACGGAGTGGTAAAAGACAAGCGAGTTCCGTGGGAGTTTTACAATCGCGGCGCGGGCTACGCTAAAATTACAGCGGTTGGTGGGGCGACTTGCACAGTCGATGTTGTTGAGGATTTCCCGTTTAGGGTGTCAACTACAAACCCGGCAAAAACCCAATATGGAGGTACAGAGTTTGACGCGCTGACTTCTCCTCGATGGGCTATTGGCGCATGGAATGCAGAGTTTGGCTATCCGCGATCTGTTTCGTTTTACGAAGATCGGCTTTGGTTTGGTGGCACAAGCAAAGACCCGCAGACTATGTGGGCTAGTAAAACGGGCGATTACGAAAACTTTGAAGTAGTCGCTGGCGAAGATGATTCCTCTCTTGTCTTTACCCTGGCATCAGACAAGATTAACTCGATTGAATGGTTAAGCGGTCAAGACGTGCTTATCATTGGCACCAAGGGCGGCGAGTTTACAGCGGATGCCGGCAATGCCGAGCAAGCCATTACGCCATCAAACATCCGAGTGCGCCGTCGATCAAACTACGGTGCCGCTGAGAATGTCCAGCCGGTGTTTATAGACTCGGCTTTGCTTTTTGTGCAGCGTGCGAAGTTCCGACTTCACGAGCTCGTGCCTAGCTTACAGAGCGGTAATTACACTGCCCCAGATCTGACGCAGATGAGTTACGACATCCTGACTCCTGGCGTTGTGCAAATGGCTTATCAGTCGTCACCCTTGCGTCTCTTGTGGTGCGTGTTGTCGGATGGTTCGCTGGCTTCGCTGACGTATATCAGTGACGAGGAAGTCATTGCGTGGGCCAAGCATACGATTGGCGGCACGAATGCAACGGTTGAATCAATCGCAGTGATTCCTCACCCGGACGGGGACCAAGATCAGCTTTGGGCAATCACGTCTCGCACGGTAAACGGCGCAACAGTGCGGCACATCGAGTTCCTTGAGAAGCCTTTTGCGGAAAATGGGTCTATCCCCGATGCGTTCTTTGTCGATGATGGGCTGACTTACTCGGGCGCTTCGACCGTTACGATTACTGGCTTGTACCATCTCGAAGGCGAGACTGTGAAGGTTTTAGGCGATGGCATCGTGTACCCCGATGAAGTGGTTGCGGGTGGTTCAATCACATTGAGCACCGCAGTAACGAAGGCCCAAGTGGGCCTAGCGCTGCCTGACGCTCAGCTTCAGACAATGCGCCTTGAAGGGGGCAACCCCCAGGGCACCGCTCAGGGCAAAAAGAAGCGGATTACAAAGTTGGTAATGCGTTTCAAAGATACTGGTGAGGGCATCAAGTACGGAGCAAACTTCACGACAATGGACGAGCATAATTTGCGCGATACAGCCGACTTGATGGATTCGTTCGTGCCTTTGTTTTCGGGAGATACCCCGGCGCTTTCAATGCCTAGCGGGTGGGAGCGTGAGGGTCGAGTTGCAATCGCTCACGATCAGCCCTTGCCGTGTACGGTAATTGCTATCATGCCTGATATGAATACGGAAGTGATCTGATGGCCGATTACGTTCTTCCCGCAACTTATGGCTTAATGACGGCTGGGTTGGTAACGAGCGCATTCGGCCAAGCTCAGGCTGGCAAGGCTGCGGAGAAAGCGGCCAAGTTCAATGCAGAGATGTCTCGGCGAGAGACGAGCATGGCGATCGAAGCCCAGATCAGAAGGTCGCGACTTCAAAGATCGACAAATATCACACAGGTTGCAAAGTCAGGAGTACGGCTTTCAGGTTCTCCGCTTGTGGAAATTGCCGAAAGCCAGTTTCAAAACATTCGACAAATCGGAATGATTCGAGACGCTGGCGAGATAGAAGCTGAGATCTATAAAATGCGCGGTGATACCGCGAGGGCTGCGTCACGCATGGGTATCGCTTCGTCCGTGCTCCGTGGGGCAGGTCAACTAGGGAGCCTTGCTGTTAAAAATGCCTAAGCTGACCCTAGACACTATTCCAAACCCTGTATCCCAGCCAAGAGCTTCGGCTTCTGATTTTGGCGCAGGAATCGGCGCAGCTCAGAGTGATCTTGGTGCAGCCGTTTCTAGTCTTGGGCTGATCGGTGACGCTTGGCTCGAGCAAGAGGGCACTCGTCGAGCAACGGACTTCTCCTCAGAGTATCAAGAAGAAGCGGACAAAATCGCATTAACGGGTGATCTGGAAAAAGCGCCTGAGCAGTTAAACGCTCTACAGAGAAAGCTGAAAAGCAAGCACCGAGGCGGCTCTGCTGGAGTATTCGACAGGCAATCTAAGCGTTATGGCGATCAGATCACAAACAGGTCGAACCATCGCATCCGTCTCCGGCAGATCGACTCTGGTCGTTCAACGCTAGACGCTGCGATCAATTTCCACCTAACGATGGCGGATCGTCCAGACATTACCGCAGAAGATTTAAGAATTGCCGACGCTCAAGTTGAATCGTTAATACAATCTGGGGTTGCCAACGGGTTTATTAACGAAGGCGAGGCAGCAACTCAACGCCAGAATTACATGCTGCGCGGTGCTGAAAAGTATCGAAAGCGTGTATCTCAGAGCACGACCGACGACATTATGTCTAGGGTTGACGAAGAGACTGGAGCGAGCTTATCGAATGCAGAGCAACTTCAATTGGCGAGAGCTATCGAAGACCCAGACCTTCGAGATGATGTAGTTGCCAGGGTAAAAAACCGAATCACAGAGAACGAGAGATCCGAGACAAAGCGTATGAATCAAGAAACCGATTCGCTTTGGAACTCGACCCTTGATCTAGTCGATAATAACCAATTCCAGCAGGCGATGGATGTTGTAGACAGTGGTCTGGGAACGCCCAAAGAGCGAAAGGCCGCGAAGAAATACATCGAGGAAAAGCGAGACGGAAAACTCGAAGAAGTCAACGAAGATTTCCAGTCTGTCGTTTGGCGACGATATAGCGACATGCGGATAGACAACCCTAAAGCGTTTGCAGAAATTGATATTTGGAATGATTACGCCACGGGGAAAATCTCCAAAGACATGCACGGCGACCTCAAGAAAGCGCAGGACGAGCTTCGCGTGGATGGCGTGGATCAGGGTGCAAGCTACTCGGCATCTGTTCGTAAATACGTTGACACTCAACTGCAAACGATGCGCCCACCCGGCGAACTACTGCCAGCGGTCAAGGCCGATCTCGACCGTAGAAATGCGCGAGTGCATGTTGCTATGTACAAACAAATCTTATCTGCGGAGTATGATAAAGGCGGCCCGTTAAACTTCACGGAAAAGTTGCAGCTATTTCAGTCGGTCCTAAACGAGAGCTATGAAGAAAAGGGATTCCTCGAATACTTCAACACGATCACGAACATCATAGATCTGGATCAGGGTCAGATCAGTACTTTCGTTAAAGAAGCAAGCGACAAGGACTCCCCGATCTACGATGAGATTCTGCAATCTCTTACGCAACGAGGTGTGTCTCCGACTATTCAGAACATAGAGCTGGAAGCCATCGAGTATTTCGATCTCTATGGTGGCGACGTGATTCAGGCACGAATTAACTACCGAGATAAGTGGAGTCGATAGTCTTGGCAAGCGAGCTCGACACATCGGCAAATACGCAAGACGGATCTTCGGCAACGGGTTTGAACTTAGACGTTCAGAACGTGGCGAAGGCCAAGGTTGTCGAGCCACCTGCTCCGGCCAGAATCACTCCGAAGCCTTTCGTTCCTCGGATGCCTCCAGGCTTGGGCATGTGGTCTAGTAGCGCTAGGTCGTCAAACGCACCTTCAGGTCTTGGTGAGTCGCTCACTATTGGCTTGCCCCCAACTGAAGAATCTCAAGAGCGCATCCGCAAACTAAACCCAGGACGGTATGCGTTCGAGAATCCAGAAACCGCCAGAACCTTTTCAAACCCTAAGAACGTTGTCGATTCTTTTGATGACATCGAAAACATGGGCACGTTCGAGCGGCTATTCAAGGACACTGCGACCAGCAAAGACAGAGGCTTAAAAGTTCTTGAGTTGTCAGAGCTTGGCGCAAATTTGTGGCAGGGCGAAGGGTATGACCCTGTATCAATGGCGGAGATTGAACGAGTCAAGCGAGAGATGAAAGAGATTCCTGATTTCGGTTGGGAAAACAGAGACGCCGGGTGGGTTTTCAACATCCCCGGACAAGTTGCCGAGATGGCTCCGTTGTCTCTGCACACTCTTCTATCCGCGCAGGAAGCAGGCTTAGCTTCTGGCGCTGCTACCGCTGGACTCGGCGCTCTTGCTGGATCGGCGGCAGGTGGTGTTGGGGCTGGCCCAGGGGCCTTGTCCGGGTTCGCTTATGGGTATGGGACTGGTACGGCTTTGTCCGCTGTTTATGCAGCAGGAAAGGCTGAAGCCGGTCTAGCGCTTATTGAGTTGAAAGACTTAACGAGCCCCGACGGAATACTGATTCCACAAGACACTGCGAAGGCGCTGAGCCTTGCGGTAGGAACTGTGAACGGTCTTCTTGAGACTTTCGCACTCGGCAAAATCGTTGGCACATTTCCGGGCGGTGATAAGTTGCTCGGCCAATTTAGCCGAGGAGGAGTGAAGCAGGCTCTACAGAACCCGACCGTCTTTGGTTTGATGATGCGGCTAAGCGGGGCGTTCGCGGGTTCTGCCGCTAGAGAAGGTGTCACGGAGGGAATGCAGGAAGGCGTTCTCGTTACAGCCATCGGTGCCTTTATGAAAGCTTCTGGCGAAGGCTTTGAAAACTTCACGCATGAAGTTGCAGATCCAGAGACGGGCGAGAGTGTCACGCTAAACGGAAGCGAAGCATTTTGGGCGCGAGTCTTTGAGTCTGCGATTGCTGGCGCTCAGGGCGGCGGCGGCATGGGCTTAACTGGTCAAGCGCTGACAGAAACGTCGGGCGCTCTTGGCCTTAACGCTGATCGTGTCCGTGGTGCTGTCAAGAATCTGAACAATCTGTCAGGCGTCCAGAAGGCTGGGGCAACCCTAAGCCGCGTGATGAAGATGAACAAGACGGCCTCGGAGTCTACCTTGCGGGAGACGAATCCAGAGGCATACGCAGATCATGTAAAGCGCAGCTATCCGCAGGGCGAGATCTACATCTCAAGCGAAGCCGTTCAGCGGTTTATGGGCAATGTTGAAGATCCTCGTTCGATTCAAGAGATCATCGCGTCCATTGAAGGTTTTCAGGCACAGATTGAAGACTCGGCGGAGACTGGCAACGACATCGTTCTGTCGATTGAAGATTACATGCTCAACGTGGCCCACACTCCGCTAGCGAGTGCGATTTCTAGGCACGTCCGGTTCACTCCCGAAGATATGACAGCGGTGCAGGCGGACGCTTTTAAGGGAAGCATCTCGGGCGCGTTGGAAGAGTCCGGCGAAGCAATGCTTGCGGAGCTCACCGAATCCGAGCGTGCTGAACTTGATGCGAAGGTAGACGCAGATCAAGAGTCATTGACTGAATCCCAGGCTCGAGAAGACGCATCGGCAATGATCTGGGGTCAGTTGCGCGGCACCTATGAAAACTCAGAAGCGTCTGCGTTTACAGAGATCGCCCTCGCTCAAATGGAAGCGCGCGCAGATCGTAAGGGGCTTTCTCTTAGCCAGTTGATTGCTCAAGAGGGTATGCCGCAGATCATTGGTCCGGGTCAGGAGTTGCCCGATCCAAGGCTGCAAGCTTTAGAATCCGAAGCCGCTATCGCCGGACGCGAGGTAGACATCGATGCGGTTGAAGCTTCCTACAAGAAGCTCTTTGACGATATCCGTGAAGGAAGAGAGCCTGAGCTAAAGGGCCTTCCAAAGACTCCCGTTCTGAGCCTCATCAAAAGCATGGGCGGAGTGGCTACCCATGTTTATCGTGAAGGTAAGTGGGTCCATTCAGAGCTGTACAAGCGGTTTTTGAATGCAGATTTCACGGCTAAACGCGCACCCGGTCTTTTCCGTGACCCTCGCAAAAAGGGAAGCAAGAGACTTTCTAAGCGCCAACGGAAACGGGCGCTTAAAGAGGCAGCGGGAGACGGTACTCCTAGCAATGCTCAAAAGGCATCGGTAGGCCGAAATCCAGATGCTCCTGGGATGACTGAAATTGATGAAGTTGCTGAGAATTTTAGCGACAGCCCTTACGTCAGTATTGAGGGAGCAGATTCCTATGGTCGTCCTGACCCGGAGCAGATGTGGGAAGCAATCCTAGACGACATTGGCGGTACTCCGAGAAGGACTGAAGAGCAGACAGAAGCGATTCTTGCAGCGACTCTTGAAAGAAGGATGTTGAGTAAGGCTCTTGATGACGCTGAAATTGATCTGAATGTGTCTACGAATCGGGAAGCAGCCGAGGCTCTGCACCGAAATTACGATCCAGAGGGCTACTCGCAGAGCGCTACCCGCACCTTCGACCAGCCCGGTGTTAGTCAAGATCCAGCAGGCCCACCTCTTGTAGCCCACCATAATCTGTCAGCAAAAAATCTATCCAAAGTTGCAAGTATTGGCGGACTTGCGATGCCGTCAATGGCTATATCTTCTGCTGAAAATCCAATGACTGGGTTTGGAGAGATTACGCTTATTGCTGACGAGTCAATGGTCAAGCCTTCCCGCAGCAATAAGGTTTTTCCGTTTGACGCATACAGCCCGACCTACCCGTCAATCGTTACAGAGTTCAAATCTAGCGACGACAAAAAGATTTCAAAGGTTCTTAATGAGTCCGGTGACAAGCGAGACTCTGACAAGCGGTCTTATTTGCGGTCCTGGGAAGCGTCTCAAGAGCTAGAAACTAGCGGCGAGAATGCTTTCTTCCGAGCGGTTGCCGTACAAGCAAGATTTCTTAGCGAAAGAGGTGAGTTGCCAAACCTTGAGGGCTTGTCAGACGATTGGAGAAGAAGCGTCATTTTGGCAGTAGCAAACCTGCCACAAGAATATGCGGAATGGTCAACTGGCTTTTTCGATAGAGTTGGAGTTACTCCTCAGCGAAAAATATTCCTGGGATACACCGACAGCGGCACTCGGCGCTATCAGCCTGAGACGGCTAAGAACGTCGTCGCTTATATGAAGCGTGAGCTCCGATCACAAACTGAACAAACAATCTCTGGAGCGGGAGAGTTTCGCGCTCGTGTAGCTTCCAAGTTCAGTTCTCTTAAAGACATCAAATCGGCGCGAGATACGCTCGTTTCCAAGAGTGAAATGAACGAGCTTTCTGAAAGCACAACTTCATCAGCAATAGATATCGCGTCTGAACTCAGCGAGTACCTTAAAAACCAAAGCGACAATCCTTTCTTCCGAACAGAGCAAGCCCTTGATGAGCTTGCAATGATTGCAAGCGGCAATAGTTCATGGGGTGATTGGCTGGAGAATGTCCCAGACGACGTGCGCGCTCGCGCAATGGCTTTTGTTGCAAAGATAAAGGCCATGCCTTCGGAGTATTTTGAGGCAAAGCCAGAGCGCGTAGTTGAATTGTCGGAGTTCAAAAGCGCTCTTGTTCCAGAAGGGGATGAGCAATCTGCAAACATTCTTCGCGAAAACGGCGTTGATGTTATTCCTTACGCAGACGAAGCAGATCGAATAGCCAAACTGCAAACACAAGATCGGTATTTCTTTCAACCCGCCTTCCACGGTGGCCCGCACCGCTTTGACAAGTTCACGACGGACGCCATCGGCACAGGCGAGGGCGCGCAGGCGTTTGGGTGGGGGCTGTACTTCTCCTCGTCGCGCGGGATTGCGGAGTTCTATCAACAATCTTTATCTGGAGCACTACCGGAAATTAGTGTTGGAGGTGTGGTTCGGGATATAAGCATAGACAACTCTAGCCGTAATTCCGAAACGTCGATGACGCGAAAAATTGCAGATCGGTGGGCTAACCATCGTGATAATGATTTCGGGTCAAAGTTGTCGGATTCTGAATTAGCGATGTCTGTTGCTCGATCGCTGCTTTCGGAAAAGCAATCACAACTAGAGGAAATGGGAGGCATTGCTCGCGATTGGAATGAACAACGATCAGGGCCTAGAGACGATATTCGCATTCGGTCGCGCATTCGGACGCTTGACAACGACATATCGGCGCTTGAAAAGATGATTGGTCAAGGGATTAAAATTAGTCGTCCAGGCCAACTCTTCCAAGTCGAGATCCCCGAAGACAACGAGCTGATGGACTGGGACGCGCCGCTGAGCGAGCAGATTCCAAAGGTTCAGGAGATTATGCTCGACTTTCGTCGCACCATGCACAGTGACAACTGGATGGAGCAGGTTGACGGGCAAACTTTGAATAGAACAATTAGCGCTGCGTTCGCTGATCCTAAAAGCCGCATTAATAAAGCTACAGGCGAGTCTTTTTATAGGACTATGGCAGAATATTACGGAGGGGATGCCGAAGTTTCTAAGGCTTTGAGCGCCGCAGGCATCAAAGGTCACAAGTACCAAGCCAACCAGATTAGCGGCGGACCCGGCACAGCCACCAATTACGTCATCTACGACGAGAACGCGATTGAGATTGCAAAGACGTTTTTTCAGCCCGAACGCGGCTCCATCGACCTATCAGACCCCGAGCTCCGCAACGTCGTTATCCGGTTAGGTGAAGCCGCTGATCGTTCTACGTTCCTTCACGAGTCGGGGCATCTCTGGCTTGCCCAACTTGACAAGGACGCTCGCGTAGACGGCGGCGAGTTCGCTGCGGATCTCGAGACGATCAAGGCGCACATGCGCGAAGCAGTCGGAACGGATGATGTCTTCTCGTCTGAGTTTCAAGAGCAATGGGCTTCGTGGACTGAAAACTATTTTATGCGCGGAATCTCTCCTACGAAAGCACTCCGCGCGGTCTTTAAGAAGTTTGGCGCATGGCTCACGAAGCTTTACGGGGCTATGGAAAACATCCCCGGATTCCAAGGTCCGCTGTCTCCTGAAATCGTCGAGATCATGGATCGGATGTTTGCCACTCAGGAGCAACTGAAAGACGAGCAGGTTCAGCGTGAAGTGAGCGATCTGCTGGTCGAGGAGAAGGACGCATCAAAGCGCGCAGGCGTCCCAGCAATGGCTTTGAGTGAGGCCAGGGGCAAGGCTCGCGAGATCATAGAGAACACGCAGTGGCGGCACCTGAAGCCTCACAAGTACCGGCTAGCAGCCGCCAGAGAAGGTCGGCTTGCTCTTGAGGCAGCAATCCAAGACGACTTTGCGAAGTCATCCATGCACAAGCGGCGGCAGGTTTTGAATGCTCTGCTTGAATCCGACGCAAGGCGCGCCAAAGAGAACGGGCTGAAGGCAGCTAATTTCGCGAACCGTCTTCAGACGAAGAGACGACTTTCGCGAATAGGCTTGGCCGGTCAAGAATACTTGCAGGTCATACTCGGCTTGCTTAATCGTTTTGATTTGAACGTAAGCAGAACCATCAAAGAGATCGAGAACAGGAAATCTCTTGCTGAGTTCATTATCGAAAGAGAATCAGAATACGACCCGATCTATATCTCTGACAAGATCAGGGACGAGGCTTTCACAAAGAGCTGGAAAGAGCTGACCATCAAGGAGCTTTCAGAGCTCACCGATGCGCTGAAGAATATCGAAACGATCGCCGTTAGGCAGTTTGAGTTTAACGCTGCCGGTCAAAAGGAAATGCAGGCGGAAGTTCGGGCATCGTTGGTTGATGCGATCAAGAAGAACGCGACAGGTCGGGATTTACGCAAAGGCAATGCGCGTCTCCTAGACAAGATCAAAAGCAAATTCGTAGGAGCAGAGGCTTCTCTAGCAAAGGTTGAAGCTATCGCTTTATTCCTTGACGGGTTGGACCCTAACGGGGCGTGGTCCCAAAAGGTCTATCAGCCAGTTAGTGATTCAGTAGAGGGCCGAAACGATCTATCTGCTGAAAAGACTGAAGAACTGAACGCACTATGGGAAAGCTATCTAAAACCTCGAATTGAGGAATACTCAAAAGTTTTTGAAACTCCGTTCAAAAGCAAGCGAACAGGCAAGAACGTAGAGATGAACATGCTCGAAGTTCTCTCTTTGTTTTTGAATATCGGTAACAACGGAAACGTGCAGAGGATTGAAGACGGCAACGGCTGGAAACTTCAAGACGTTGAGGCGTTCGTATTCAGCAAGATGAGCCGAGAGGATTACGATTTTGCCAAAGAGGCTTCCGAGATTATCGGTAGTCTTTGGCCGGAGATCGCGGCGGACGAGGCGCGCATTGCTGGAATCGTTCCTGAGAAGGTAATCGGTCGCACGATCAAAACTCCATTTGGAGATTTCCAAGGCGCTTACTTTCCAATCATTTACGATCCGTTCCATTCAATGCGGGCCGAAGACCTAAACAAGAAATCTATCAACGACGGGATCGTTAATCCGTTTGCCTCAATCTCTGGAAGGCCAGGAGCGGCAAACGAGCGGATGCGAAAGGTGAAAGACCGCGCAATCCTCTTTGACCTTTCAGTCATCCCTAACCATATCGACGAGATTGTGAGCAAGGTGTCTACTCGAGACACGCTGATGCAAGTTCACAAGCTACTCAAGCACGAAGACATCCGAAGAGCTCTCCAAGAGACGACTCTGGGGGAAGAGTATTTTTCACTCTTTGAGCCGTGGCTTATGGATATAGCCAACGACCGAGTTACCGAAAGCGCCAATATCGCTGGGCTCAATTCGTTTATGAAGCGTATCAGGCTAGGTGAAACAGCCGGCGCTCTTGCATTCAGGCTGAGCACACTCATGGGCCAGCCGTTGGGCCACTCAAACGCCTACGGTGTAGCGCGCAAGATGATCCCCAACTATGCGAAGTATCACGCAACGGTTATGTCAAACCCTGCCTTTGTTGCTCGTGAAGCTGAAAGTGTATTTGAAGAGTCTGCGACGATTAGGCAGAGGATCAAATACATCGGCAGAGAGGCAAGGGATCTCAGCCGATCTGTAGACGTTGGCTCGATGAGCTTGGCGAGCAAAGACTCATCAACATTGGCAAAGAAGGCAATCAAGGGCGCTTTAACTACTGAGCAGAAAAGCAAAGAAGTCGCGGACTTTGGTATGCGTCTGATTGGCAAATTGCAGGTGTATTCCGTTGATCTTCCGGTGTACTTAGCGGTACAAGAGGCCGCGATACAAGAGCTCGATATGTCGCCCAAGGATGCCCAGAGATTAGCCGAGAAGGTTGTTCGGATATCACAGGGCGGTGGCGATACTAAGGATCTGGCCGCTATTCAGAGAGGCACGGAACTCTCAAAGATCTTCACGGTCTTCTACTCGTACATGAGCGCTGTTTACAATCAAGCCGTCACGCTGGGATTGAGAACTGTCAAAGACAGGGGAAAGGCTGCAATTTTAGCCGACTTGACTTTTGCTCTTATCATCCCTGGCATCACATACGACTTGATGAAAGCCGCGATGGGTGGGCGTGGTGGGCCAGAAGACGACGCAGACGTTGTTGGCTACTTGAAGTGGCTGGCTCAGATTGTTGTTTCAGAAGCGATGGGCACAGTCCCAGTTGTCAGAGAGTTTGCGGGGGCCGTCACTGGTCAAAACGCCTTTGGGTTTGAACCGTCTCTATCGAGAGCTGTCAAAAACATGGGGACGTTTTTGGGTTCAGTTCGAGAGGGAGACATCGAAGATGCAGCTTGGGAATCGTTAGATGTGTTGAGATCATTTATGTACGGATTTCCTCCATCCTATCCAGTCGATAAAATCGAAGAATTTCTAAGGGAATAACATGACTATTTCAAGCCAGTTAAAGCGACTATCCTACTCTGGTAACGGGTCTACGACTTCGTTCGCTTACAGTTTTCGCATTCTCGACCAAGCGAGTCTGAAGGTCGTCGTTCAAAGTGCGGCGGGTGTTGATTCCGTCAAAACGATTACGACTGACTACACCGTATCGGGTGTCGGTTCGTCTGTAGGTGGCGCTGTAGTTTTCGTGACTGCCCCGGTTTTAGGCGAAACGGTTTCTATCATCTTAGACCCTGAGCTCACGCAGCTCACCGACTACAGCACTGGCGGCGCATTCCCTGCACAGTCTCACGAAGACGCGCTTGATAAGCAGCTCAACCTTAACAAGCGAACGCGAGATCTCGTAGACCGTTCGATACATATCAGCGACGGTGATTCTTCAACCCCATCTTTGACCGTGCCAAGCCTTACTCAAAGAGCGTCTAAGGTGCTGACGTTTGACAGTTCGGGCAACGTAATTATGACCGACCCGGCGACGGCGAGTGGCACGACAGTGACGGCCACGGGCACGACCACGGCGCGTACTCTTCAGGAGAGATTTGCCGAGGCTGTAAACGTCAAGGACTTTGGCGCTTTAGGTAACGGATCGACTGATGACAGAGCGGCTTTTCAGGCTGCTATTGACTCGACTACCGATGGTCGCATAGCTGTAATCTTTGTTCCGACAGGTGCTTACGTTGGCAATATGAGCACGTTGGCTTTTGGTACTCGTACAGTAGTCTGGCAAGAGCACAGCAACACAACTTATTCAACAGCTCAACCGTTGGGTAACAGAACTAATGCGCGGTACAACGGGGATAGTACGCGCCCGTGGTTTGTTGGTAAGCACGGTTTTCACGACAACGCGACTACTGGTTTAACTTCGGATAGGCCAACGGTTAGAGTTCAGCGCACTGCAAGCCATACCGGCGGAACCGCAGGAGGTTCTGCAAACAACTCGGCGTTAAATTCTGAAGTTTTAATTACCGGCGCAATAGACAACTACGAAAACGCCATTATCGGTAGTATTAACTGCCAACGCACTACTATTGGCGGGTCCGTTCCCAACTTCACGTCCGTTCAAGGTATTTCGTTCAAGCACGAGCCTTCGACGTGTGGGATCTTCGGTGCCAACTTTGTAGCACGCGACCAAACGACACGAGCTTCTTCGGTAAGCCGGGGTGGTCTTATCGGCACAGAGATTGGACTAACGGCTGCTGGCCCGGACGACAGCGGGCTACGCACTATCCTTGACGTAATTGGGCGAGGCTATGACAACTCTATCGATGGGGCCTCTAGCATCGCGCATG